ATCGAAGTCGAACCAATCGAAGTCGAACCAATCGAAGTCGAACCAATCGAAGTCGAACCAATCGAAGTCGAACCAATCGAAGTCGAAGTCGAAGTCGAAGTAGTCGAACTGGTACTTGGGGGAACGCCTTGAACCAAGGACAACAACTTCTTCTCGTAGGATTCGACGTCGTTTTGTGCTTTCTCCAACATTTCCAAGGTTTCGTTGGCGACGGAGGAAAACACGTAGACGCCGGACACGACGTTGATGGTTTTCTTTTCGGTTCCCGAACATCGGTACAGGACGGAGTCGGAATTTACGGTCAAGTAGGGGTTCCTCTTCGTGTGTTCCCGCTTGCACAACGGACACATCCAAGAGGCATCCAACGACTTCAACGACACGACGGAGTTCTCCGACGCAGACACTTCGAAGTCCAATCCCGTTTTTTCCTTTACCATTCGTAGGAGTTCGGGGAGGTAATCGTCCGGTACGACGACGTTTTCGAACTCCCTTTTGTGGAAGACGTATTGGGGGAGGGGTTGACAGCGCGTCACGAACGTAATTAGACTCTTTTCGAACTGTCGTAGGAGGAGGACATTCACGTTGGGGGCTTCCCTGTCGATTTCGACTTTTGGGAGTTCTTGGAGTTTGTAGTGGGTTCCTTCTGGTTTCCGACACCAAAGCATACGCAACGAGTGGTACTTCGAGTAGATGCTGTTGTCGACGAACCGGCAGAGTTCTTCGTCTTGGCCGACAACTTTCTTGTAGAATCCCTTCGCCTCACCGCAGTCGACATGGTAATAACCATCGACTAAAATATGGGAACTGTACTTTTCGGGACGGTGACTATTATAAATATAAAAGTTCCGGTCGTCGAGGTGGAAACCGTCTTCTTCCAACACTTCTTTAACCCTTCTTATCAACTCGTTTCTCAAACGGTTTCCGTAGTCCATTAGGGTCGTCCCCGGGGGGATGTTCTCGAAGTCCAAGTCGATGTCGAACCGGGCTTTCTGAAGTTGCCCGGGAAGGGTTACTTCGTTGAAGACCCTTCGTTCTTCCCCGACGGAAACGAGGTATTTGAAAAGTTCTACGTGGTTGGGAAAGTAGGCGAACTCGTAACCACCCGTCTTCCGTTCCCGACTTGCGATTTTGAACGCCGTTCCGTCGGGTGAACACCTGTCCAACAACGACACTTCTTGGCCGGTCTTGTCTGGTTTGAGTCGTGGGAACCACCTTACTCGCATTTTGATTTCGTTTTTTATTTTCCGTTGGGTTTGCGATCACAACTCCTACTCGAAGACTAACGTCCAGGGTTTCGTTACGGACGGACAGGGCTCAACTCCAAGTTCCCGGTCGAGGATTTTGGAGTCGAAAACGAAGGTAAGGCTTGGGTCTTTCTCCGACGTTAGGACGACTTCAACGGAGCCTTTTTTCAAGTTCTTCAACAAGGCGAACTCCTTCTTGACGGAGACGCGACCGGTCCTGTTTTTCGCCACGCTAAGTACGTAGGAATTCTTACCCGACAAAAAGTACTCCATCATACACCTTCCCGTAACTTGTATGAAGACGAAATCGTCGAAGATGAAGTTGAAGGTTCCTTGCATTTACTTAGAGTTGCGATCGTAACTCTCAGGGTTCAGGTTGCGGCGAGGACGAACTTTAGCGCCGTCTCGTTTCCCCGTTTCTTGCAGTGGTCGATGAAACTCTTTTTCACGATCGGGTCGAAAATGTACAACCCGTCGGTGATGATTTCGATGAGGTCAGTTTTTTGTTGGTCGACGAGGGAATAAAAGAAAACGTCAATCACGTCGAGGTTCTTCGTCGAACACGCCTTGACGATGAACATGTCAGAGACTTTCCCTAGAAGTTTCTCGTATCTGGCTTCGAGGGTCATCGTCAGAATAATGACGTTGTCGACGGTTAATTCCTCGTACCGTTCGATGAAGATTTTGGTCAACTCCTTATTCAACTTCGACGACGTGAGGTAATCACGAAACATTCGGTCGCAATCGAGGCGGGAAAACATTTGCCGTAGGAACTTGAACGAATCCTCACAACCCTTCTTCTTCATCTTCTTCATCGTTTCCGCCAGGAACGTCGTGTCGAAAACCGAAAAGTCCTCATCAAAGAACATAAAGTTAAGCAATTCCCGATCGTCTGTTTTCAGACAAGTTAAGAGGCATTCCTTCTTGCTTGACACGTCGAGGAACTCGAGTATCCTCTTCGCCGTCAGGAGCAACCCCCGTTTGAGTAACTTCTCGAAAAAGTTAACAGTGGCGACTTTCCGATTTGCTTTGCAAATTGCCCACAAAACGTCTTCGTCGTTCCTTTGCATCGCACCTTCCAAACAAAACTTTAGGGGGTGACGCAAGTAACAATTTTCCATGTCGTACCTTTCGGAGCGAAACATAATCCAGACTTTGCCGAACGTCCACTTCGTAATTTGGGCTTCCGTGAAGATGCCGTAACTCTTGTCGTTCAAAATGCGATCTCGGTAGTACTCAACGATTGGTTCTAATACCTCCCTTTCGTTCAAAAGGGAATTGAAGGTCTTGCTCGTTCGAACAAGGCAAAGCAAGGACTCCGGGGTACACCTTTTCAAAACTTCGGCGATGGTTTCCAAAGGTAAAGTATCCATTTAGTAGTAAATGACGGAGCACGTATCCAATTCGATAATTCGTACGGCCTGTTCGGTTAAAAACCATACGTATTCCCCGGTCGACATTCTCACTTGGAGGAAGCTTGCCGTTTGGCTGAACGACTTTCATTTGGATTTGTACCTACCACGGGTCGACTTTTTCCTTTCCCTCTACTTATTGAACGAGGTTTTGTCTCGTGACCCGAGAATAACGAACGTTAGGATGATTGCGTGTGCGTACTTGGCTTCCTTCTACGACGACAATTCGTTGCCGTCGTTGGCGGATTACCTCCTCGTCGCACCCGAAGGAACCGACCGAGAAACCCTAGAAAACGAATTGAAAAACATAATCAACGTTCTCGAAGGGAGGACGCGACCGATTACCGTCTACGACGTTATCCAGGGGATCGACTCCGACAAAACCGTCAGGAAGAGGGGAACGGCGACGCTTCTCGCCTCCCTTTTGTGCGTCTACCACCCCGAAGTCTTCTCCGTTTCTCCCGACGACTTCGCGGAAGCGTGCATCTCCCTCGTAGGAAAGTTGGAAAATAATAAACGACTAAACCACCTCGAAAAGACGTTCCTCTCCCGAACGCTCGAAATCAAGGACGACGCCAACAAGTACTTAAAACGAACCCACCTTCTCACCTTGATCGAACGAAAACACGGCTTTTACTACGACCCGTTTCCCGTCCCTCCGTCGACGGTCCCCATCAAAGAAGTGTCGTTTGAAAAGGGAAAAGAAGTCGAAGACCTCGGCAAGGGAACGTACGGGTCCATTACACTAGTAGAGAAGGGATTAAAGAGTTTTGCAAGGAAAACACAGCCCATCCAACAATCGTCCGTCGTCGAACTCGCCGTCTTGTCGTCGTACTCCCACGGGAACTTGGTTACCTTCGACTCGTTTTTCATCGAACAAGGAACGTTGTACTTGGACATTGAACCCGGAGTTTCCCTTCGAAGTATCCTAACGAAAAACCTAAGATCCAGTCCGGGCGGTAAGGAAAGGAATTGGGTTCGCATCTACAAAGATGGAACGAAAGTTTACGACGACTTGCTGGGCAAGAAAAAGTGGCAACTCGACGTAACCAAAGGTTTGAAATACTTACACGATCACGGCGTCCTCCACCGGGACTTGAAACCAAGTAACATAATAATTTCTTCCGACGGGACGGCAAAATTAATCGACTTTGGGTTGTGTTACGTCGGGTGCCTGTCGGCGGAAGACAAAAGACAAAAGACGATTCATGCATTCACGGTCGAGTACTGTCCCCCCGAAGTCATCCTTTCGAAGGACAAAAACCTAGAGTACTCCTTCGAAGTTGACGCGTGGTCGTTGGGTTGCATCCTCCTCGAACTCGAGACCGGACTCTCCCCGTTTAGTTACAAATACTCCTCAGAAAGGAAAGAGAGTACCCTTTGGTGCGTCGACGAAGTCCTGAAAGTACCCTTGCCGTTTTTCATCGACAAGACGACGAGGATGACGATAGCCGACCTCCTCATCGTAAACCCCGAAGACAGAATTAACACTGCTACTGTACTCATGAGATTAGATAAATAAATGGGAAACTACTCTTACTCGGTCGGGTACGATTCACTTGCGTTTTCTGGAGGGGGAGTTTGTGGGGTTGGCCACGCGGGAGTCGTCAAAGCGTTGTCCGAACTAAATTATTATAAAAATATGATTAATTTCTCGGGGGCAAGTGTCGGGTCCATCGTTGCTGCCTTGTGCGCTGTGAGGGCAACTTCCCACCAAATCGAACAGTGTATGGACTTCGACTTCAAGTCATTACTTGACGACGACTACGGTTGCGCCCGGGACATTTACCGGCTATGGTACGAGTCCGGCTATTACAAGGGAGACGTACTTTACGAACGAATCAAGGAGTCCGTAGTGTCCGTCGCCGGCAAGGACGTTACGTTCGCCGACTTGAAAGAATACGGAACTACGTTGAAAATACCCGTGACAAAAGTTTGGAAGACACACTGCGAAGTCGTGGTCTACTCGAACGAGACGACTCCCTCCGTAACGTTGTCTCACGCTTGCCGATTGTCTTGCACGTATCCGTCGGTGTTCCGGTCGTTGGAGTCGTGTTCCGATGGTGGTTTGTTTTGCAATTACCCCATCAACCTCCTCCCAGTGGGAAGACGGTTCGGCGTAAAGTTCGAATACGAGACCCAAACGGAAGAGAAACCAGTAACCAATCTGTCGGAGTATTTGAGTTCGATTATTTGTACCATGCACTCACGGATCGACTCGAACGTCGACCCGGTCAACACGATCACCGTTCCGGTCGCGGTGTCGTCGACGGAATTTTCCATCAACAAGGAACAACGGGAAGAAATCTTCCAGAAGGGTTACGAGATGACAATACAGTTCTTCAAGAAATAGTAGTACGATCGTACTAACTCAACCAAATGGATTCTTGTTTTGTTCACGAAGATGTTTGGAATCGGATTCGTGATTATTGTCCACCCCTCGATCGGGAGGTGTTAGCGTCGACTTGTTCTTTCTTCTCTTCTTGGAACCGACATACCAGAAAAAGGACGAAAACGATTTCCCTTGCGATCAACTTGGGTTACGAAAGTCTCGTAAGGTATTTTTTGGAGATGAATTACAAGATTCCCCGCCTTTCGTCTCTTTCTATCGCGAAGTTTGGCAAGGTCGACTTGATGGAACGAATCGTCAACCAAGGTTTCTTTCCGGAGGAGAACACGTTGATGGTTGCCGTCGAATCGGGAAGTCTAGAATTGGTTAAGTGGTTGGTCGAGAGGGACTCTCCCTTCAACTCGGAAGCGACCAGAAGACATTGGACAAAGTAATTGGACTACATTCTGGTGTAGGAATGAGGAAGGATATTGCAAATCAGCTCGTGACCGGTGTCCAATTTCTACATAACAACCACATCATGCATCGAGACATTAAACCGGGAAATATAGTCTTCGTTGACGACACTCTTAAGGAACACGAGGTGTCCGTCACCACCAAGGAATACCGAGCACCCGAATTGCTCTTGCGCGGAGACCAGATGTTCTCTACTACTTTTTACGGACCTGAAGTTGACATTTGGGCGGTGGGGGTTGTGTTGCTAGAATTGGAACTTGGCTCGTATCCCTTCGATTCTGACGTAGGACTTTTAGAAACCATAACTTCAGTTTTTCCGGTACCAAACTATGGCATTTGGCAGGCATTCCGGATTAACGATGATAACATACTCGATCAAGTTGTCTAAAATGTTGTTTCTGGACCCAACCCTTCGCCGATTCTGATTTGATGCGATCGCATCAACCTCAGTATTTCAAGTACTTGAAGGAATCTTCTCTCGTGTCAAGGACTTCGGTGACGACTTGGTGGGACCCGACCATGTTCTCCAACAAAACGATGTCGTAACCCAAGAGGAAGGCGGCCTTGCACAGGGGTTGGTCGAGTTCATCTTCGGCGGCGTACATTTCCAAGAGTTTTCCAACGTAACCCGGTTGCCCTCCTTCCTTGGGGACGGCTTGCGTTCCCGTCTGCGAGTTCAAGTTCAAGAAGGTGTACGCTTCCCTCGACGTATAGAGGAGGTCCCGTCTTAGGGTACCGTTCCTGTGGAGTTCAACTTGCTTTCCTTTTTTGTCGGAGATTACTTCGAGGTAGCGTTGTTGGAGGTTGTAGGCCAACTGGGGGTCGAGGTTTTGTACGTCGTCGTAGATCTTGTGGTAAACGTCAACCTTGTTGAACCCTTTTAGAACCCTCCCTTTCCGGTAGACCAAGTTGACTTGGGACTCAGGTTCGTAGTAATAGAACCTCCCACAAACTCCGTGGGGACGGTCTTGCCCGAAGTACATGCTTCCAGACATGGACTTGGCGTAGCGAGTAACGGGAATTAACGAATGTAAAGAAGAATTGTAGGTTATCGTCCCGGGAAGGCGAAACAAGTCCATATTAGTCTTTGGTCTCATACTTTTGTAGAGTTGATCGGGGTACGAAACCAAGAATGGGTAGGAGTAAGCCCTCGCCCGGTACGGTTCCAAAAAACTCAACTTGAAAACCGACCAAACGTGGAAGGAAGAAAAGTAGTCCTCGTCCTCGCCAAACCAAAACTTCATGTCTGCCCTCAACCTTCCCTCCAAGTAATAGACCACCATTCCGGGAATGATCCTTGAGTCGGGGTGGGGACAAAACCCCAACGAAAATAATCTCTTGTAATTTACGACGCTGTCGACGACAACGTTCACGATCTCTCGGTCGGACGACGCGAGGATTTCTTCGGCACGTTTCTTCACGTCGTCGGAATCGCTCAGGCTGATGCGATACTTCTCGGACAAGTTGGAAAACCCAGAAAGAACTTCCAACAGTTTGTAGTTGCCCTTTTCGATGCACTTCTTTGCGACCGCGTCGGGGTATTTGTGGCGAAAATGTTCCAAGAATAAGTTGAAGTCTGAGGACGGGTCGACGTTGGCTACCATCCCAGCGGGCAAACGAAAAAGGACCTCGAACACGTCGTGAAATGAATGTGAGTCGAAGTAAGGTTCGAGGTCGAACAGGTCTGTTCTTTGAGTTAGATCTAACTCAATTTGTTCTTCCAGACTCATTTTACTAACCTCTCGAAAATTTCCACGGAAGTCTTGTTTGGGTATTGCAACCTTACGAAGGTACTTTTCGGTACATCACTTCCAACGATTCGGGACAAGAAGGAGGGGGCGGGTATCCACTCTCGATTTTGGACGAGTTTTTCTACCCGTTGGAGTGCCTTGGCGAAGTCAAGGTTTCCCGTCGCACTCGTCAAACTGTACCCCTTGGTCGTGTCTTCGTTGTTGTTGTACGTCAGTTTGATTTCCGACACGACGTCGAGAGTGAGTGTTCCGAAGTCGTACATGGCGACGGTGCCGAGGATTTTCTCGCTCGCCACGTCGTTTTCGTCGAGGACGGAGTACTCCATCGCCTCACCTTCTCCAAGTAGGATCATAAAGGACTCTCCGTCGGGGTTGAGGACCTGTCGAAATTCCTCGAAGGAGATGGGGTCTTCACGGAGGTAATTCAAAACCTTATCCATTTACAGGTAAATGATAACTTTGATTTTGTTCGCCGTTATCTGCATTCTAATTGCGTCGTTGGTGTATGCGAGTCGGGCTTCGACGGAACTCCCTTCGGGCGACGATTTGAAGGGTGCGAAGAGCAACCTCGTTTGGGTTTCGGTCGTCGGTTGGTTGGCCGTAATACTCCTAGTCTTCATTGGAATCTTCTTGGCGATCGAAACATTGGAGTTCATTTCAACTTTGTCATATGTCTTCTTCTTCGCAACGTTCGCGTTACTCTGTTTCGTCGCGTGGTTGACGGTCTCCGCGACGACCCAAATCTCATCCTCGTCCGAGTACAAAAGCGACACGAACCGAACGTCGAAGATTAACAAGGCCCACGATGACGCGTACTTGTCCTCCGCCTTGTCGTTGGGAACCGTTATTTCTTTAGTCGTCGTCACCATCTCGTATTATTCGGGACGGTCGTCCGTAAGATACCGTTATTAAATTTGCCGACCGACAAGTAAATGGAAGAACTCGTTGAAGGGTACCGATACAACGGGGCGGTCGCCCAAGGCGTTCTCCACTCATTGTCAACGGCTACCCCCCAAGAAGTTGCGTCGATGTTGATTGAAAAACACGAATGGCAAGAACTCTTCCCCCAATTCAGTTACCCCGACCCCCCTACTCTCATCGCGTCCGCGTACGAGTACGGAAACGACGAACTCCTGGAATTCCTTACGGAGTTGGGATGGCCAACCCACTACACGGGGACGAAAACCCAAGACCCCAAAGACATCGTGAAAGAATCCAAAAAGGTAAACTCGCCCGTCGTTTCCTTCTCTCTCACGAAGGGGTACGTCGTCTCCGTCGGCCTCAGGGAAATCCTAAAACACGGAATCGTACCCCACGTGGAGTTGTTGAACGAATCCGTGGCGACCCAACTTGGCCTCATAAAAAAGGGACTTGTCGACGAGGCCGAAGAGTGGGCGTACGCCTTCGACAACCCCCGTCCCCTCGAAGAAGTCAAACTTTGGAGTTATTACAACGATCCCGACTCCCTGAGAACTCCCCGACGGTTGATTCTCCTCTCGTTCGTGTCGCCCTCGGAAGTGTCGGAGAATTTTGGGCTAAAGAAGATAAATTATAAGAGAACGAGGGGAAACGACTACGTTCAAGTTTCAAAGATCAGTGAGGGCGTGTACTACCTTGAGGACGACGTTGAAGCCGAGACCCTCTCCTACGACGTCCTCGAAGAGTTTGAAAACTTCTTCGAACTGTTCGGATCCCTCTCCGGACGGACCGACTCCCACCTCGCGGAGAAATGCCAAGACATGTTGAGGTTAATTCTCAAGGAGAGCCGCCACTTGCTCACACTCCTCGTGTCGGATTTTTGGCGGGACAACTTGGAATACACGTTGAAGGAGGCTTACTACTTGTTCGAAAACAACTACTTCGTGAGGAACACGGGACGGGAGTCCCAGTCGAAGAAGGAAGTCTACTGCGGCTTCTTCTTCGGCGACGACTTCCCCCACAGGGTCGATGTACGTGATCTCATCGCGGAATGTGGAAGACAACTCGGCTTGGATTTGATCGTCGTAAGAAACCACTACGGATCCCTTGGTATTGTCTCCGTCGTGTTCAACTGCCGATAACTTGAGTCGATCGACTCAGGCTACAAACCAAAAGCATCCTTGACGAACTCCATCTCAACTTCAACGATTTTCCTTTTGTAACGTTCGAGGGGTTCCGAGGGGACTCCGGGTGGTGAACAAGTACCCGCCCAAGAGTTAACTTCGAGGAGGACGACAGTCCCGTTTTCCCTAACCAAAAAGTCCAACCCAAGCATCTCGTACGCCTTCTCGGATTCGGAGTACGGTTTCGGGGAAACGCTCTCAGAGACTCCCCTACAAACTTCGATGATCTGGGAATTGACTTCTTCGGAGTAGAGGTCACCGTCCTCACAAAAGAAGTAGTCGCCATCCGTCGATTTCCAATGGCTGTCGTGAATGTCCTTGTTTTTCCAGTCGTCTTTGACGTAGGGAAGTTTGGCCGTCACGATCTTGTAGATGGGAACCACTTCCCACTTACCCCACGTGCTCAGAAACAAGAGTACCCGCAAATGAAACTTCTTGTCGTGGAAAGTCTGGACGTCCGTAACGTACTCGCAGATGACTGCAGTCGACGAGTTCAACTTGTCCCCCTTGACGACGACTTCAATCCCCTTCCCCGAAAAGAACGCTCCCCCAGACGGTTTTACGATCAATGGACCGTCAACGGATACCCGTCCACCCCGAAGAATTTGTCGGAACCCGTACTCCTTCGCCAAGTAGGGAAAGTAGTCCCGTCCAAGCGTCGACCGCAAGTGGTACTTGTTCGTGACCCGGCTGATGTTGTCGATTTTGTTCTTGAGGAAACACTTCGTGTCGTGGTCCTTCTTCCTCCAGTCAAGGTAGATGTGATAGTCGACCTTTTCCAAGTTCCGTTCCACGAACCCAAGACGGGAGAGTTCTTCGGCGTAGTACTCTCCGGGAATGTCTTCGAGGTTATCCAACTTGTAAGTCAACATTTTTGAGTACGTACCCTTGACCGACGGTCTAGTTGTAAAATGGAACTTTACTTTTCCGGAGTGTACATTCCGGAGTGGAGGGGGAATCGCGTCAGGAGACGCCGAACCTCCATTTCTCGACAAGAAGTTCCACTTTCGAGATTCGACGATATACTTTTCGATCGAAAAGTCTAGAAGTGGACCAAGAATCGTGAGTAGGCTTCGTCGGAAGAGATCCTCGTTTGTTTTGGTTCCAACATGTCCAAAAGGACGTTCCTTGCCACTTCGTCGGAAATACAACCCAGGGGATTGGGAAGGGAAAGAACTTTCTCTTGACTTTCCCTGACTTCTCCTTCCCAACGTCCTGGGAACGCGATGGTCCCAGTGATCATCTCCAAGATAACGCAAGCCAACGACCAAACGTCGATTTCGAACGAATACCGCATGGTATGGGATAACAATTCGGGGGATTTGTAGGGAAGGGATACGACTTCCGCGAGTTTTCTCGTGTTGTCGTCGTCCCTTATAATTCCCTGAATGGACAGACCAAAGTCCGCGATCTTTGCCCTTCCGTTAATAATAATTATATTTTCTGGTTTCAAGTCGCGGTGAATGATCCCGTGGGAGTGAAGGTAACGAACTCCATTACAAACGTCGAGAATATAATTTTTATGTTGTATTTCGAATTGTTCCTCGAAGTACGCTTCCCACCAAGACCTTGGAGGAGGGGTCAATTCGGACAAGACGGTACCGTATTCCAAGTACAAGTCAATTCCAAAAATGGACATGGTCTTCAATTCGATTCCGATGATGGTCTCGTGGGAGTAAGTCGACAGGATGGAGAGTTCGTTCAGGGAGGCGTAGTTGGTCTTTTGTCTTTTCAACGCAAGAGTTCGTCCGCCACAGTTCGCCTTCTTGATTGTTCCAAATCCCCCCTCGCCAATCTCCTCCTCTTCCTCACATTCTTCGTGAAACCAACGGGAAGAGCGAGAAGAATGGCGAACGACCGGAGCAGAGGACTCGTATGGTTTCCCTTCCCTGACTAAATTCAAAGTCGAGGAAAGTTCTCGTTTGTGGACGGGGCTGTACGACGTTTCCTTGAACAAGTGGAGGTCGTGAATGACGGCGTCCGTAACGTCGGTGCTTTCCCGTTTTCCCTTGAGGACTTCTACGGTTTCGACGGACAACTTGGCGACTTGCAAGGCATCGAGTCGAAAGTATTTCGAATTCATAACGTAGAGAACCAAGGCGACGTTTTGGGCGTCGTCATCGTCGAGAACGTCGAGTGCCGTTACGGGGCGAACCTTCCCGTCGAGTGCAACTACGATTTCAACCCTGAACCCTTCTATTTGTTCTAACGTGTACTCGTTCGACATTCGGGAGTAGTATTCGGGGTCATGGTTACGGACTTCCTTGAGGTCGTCGGCAATCAATAGGGAGGCTACGCCGTACCCTTTCAAATCGTTTGGATTTCTTACGCAAAGGTAATCGTTGAGAATACGAAAGGCGAGGGCGACGGTTGACTTTTCCAAGTCCGAACGAATGGCGGTTTCGAGTAGCCACGAGTTGATTTCTCGTGTCTCTTGTTGGTTCGATTCTCTCGGAAAGAGTTGTTCGACATTCTGTACCCTTCGTTCCATTTTATTTTACTTTGCTTTTCGATCGAAAAGGATTAGAAGTGGATTAAGAACCTTTCGTAGGCTTCCGACGCGGAGATTCGTTCCTTCGGATTCGTTTTCAACATGTCCAAGAGGACGTTCCTTACTACGGAGTCCGCGACACAGAATAGGGGTCGGGAAACGGAAAACACTTTCTTGATGGCTCCTTCTACCATTTCTTCGGTCCACCCTCTGAAGGCGACTTCTCCCGTTATCGTTTCCAAGATGACGCAGGCCAACGACCAAACGTCAACTTCGAAGGAGTAGTTGTAATTTTCACCCGACAACAACTCGGGAGGACGGTACGGAACGGTGATGACTTCGGGAAGTTTTGCAGTGGTGTCGTTGTCTTTCATTATTCCCTGGATGGACAGACCAAAGTCCGCGATCTTCGCTCTTCCGTCGACGACGATGATGTTTTGTGGTTTCAAGTCGCGGTGAATGATCCCGTGGGAGTGAAGGTAGTTTACTCCGTCACAAATGTCCAAAATGTAGTCTTGGAATTCCACTTCGTACTCGATGTTTCCGTCGATGTAGATCTCCCTCCAGAGTCTGGGGTTGGAAGGGATCAATTCGGACAGGACGGTACCGTATTCCAAGTACAAGTCAATTCCAAAAATGGACATGGTCTTCAATTCGACAGAAATCAAGTTCTCGTGTTTGTAAGTCGACAGGATGGAGAGTTCGTTCAGGGAGGCGTAGTTGGTCTTTTGTCTTTTCAACGCAAGGGTTTTTCCGTCACAATCCACCTTCCTTACGGACCCCGTCGTTCCCCATCCGACATCGTCTTCTTCCTCGCAGTCCCTCCTATGAAACCAAGATGGGGAAGAAAGGGATCCCGAAGTTCGGAGTTCGACTGGGCGGAACTCGGGCTTGTCGGAAACGAGGTCGAGCGTTTGTTCGAATTCTTGTTTGAGTATTTCAGAGTACAGTTGACTGGCCTTGAGAGAGTGAAGAACGGACACGATTTCCTTGGTGGTTTCCTTGATTTCTACTTTCCCCTCGAGAAAGTCAGCGGTTTCCCGACAGAGTTCCGTTAGGCGGAGAACATCCAAGAGGAAGTATTTTGACCTCGTGCAAAAGAGAATCAAGCATACGTTCTGGGCGTGTTTTTCATTTTCTTCGAATACGTCCAACGGAGTCACTGGTCGAATCTTTCCGTCTAAGGTCTGAACGATGTCGACTCTAAACTCTTCGATCTGTTCGACGGTGTACGTCGAGTCGGTCACTTCGGCGTAAAGTTCGGGAGATTGGTTCTCTATTTCGTTGAGGTCGTCGGCAACCAACAGACAAGCCACGCCGTACCCTTGTATGTCGTCTCGTGGGGGACTCTTCACGGAAAGGTAGTCGTTGAGAATACGGAGGGAAAGGGCAACGGTGGATTCTCCGAGGGAGAATTGGATACCAACCTCCGCGAGCCAGAGGTTGAGAATAGTCGTGACCCTAACGTCGTACGTGTTGGAGACTTTTGGAAAGAGCTGCTCGACGTTCTGTACCCTTCGTTCCATATTTAATTTTATACAATTATTTCGATCGAAATAGTGATTACTAGAAGTGGATCAAGAAGCGTGAGTAGGCTTCGTCGGAAGAAATTCTCGAAGGTTTTGGTTTCAACATGTCCAAGAGGATGTTTCTTACTACTGGGTCGAACGAACTCAAAGGAAAAGAAGCGGAAAAGAACCGTCCAATCTTGTTTTTGACTTCCGTTTCGTCTTGTCCTGGAAATAGGGGAAGCGGCGTTTTGATTTCGAAGATGATGCAAGCCAACGCCCAAACGTCAACTTCGAAGGAGTAATTCCTGTCCCCGTTTAACAACTCGAGAGATCGGTACCAAACCGTTCCAAGGTCTTCGAACTTCTTCGCGAAGTCGTTGTCTCTTAGTACTCCCTGGAGAGCCGTTCCAAAGTCCGCGATTTTTGCCTTTCCGTTAATAATAATAATGTTTTGGGGTTTCAAGTCGCGGTGGATGATTTCGTGGGAGTGGAGGTACTTGACTCCGTTACAAATGTCCAAAATATAATTTTTGTATTTTGGTTCGAATTGTTGTTCTCCGTTGACGTAGATTCTCTCCCACCCGTCTTCGGTGGACTTGACAATGTCCGAAAGGACGGTTCCGTATTCCAAGTACAAGTTGATTTCTGTCGTGCTCATCGACTTGAACACAAGTCCGACGATGTTCTCGTGGGAGTAAGTCGACAAAATGGAAAGTTCGTTCAGGGAGGCGTAGTTGACTTCCTGTGTTTTCATCGCAAACGTCTTCCCGTTCCTGGTTACCTTGTAGACCGTACCGTACGACCCTTTCGTTATTTTCTCGAGTGTCTCGTAATCGTTGTCGTCGCACCACTTGTTCGAACCATCATCTTTTTTTTGGAAGGTCCAAGGCGGTCGGAGGTCGAATCCTTCCATCCAAAACCTTGTTGATTTCATCTGGGAAACACTTACCAGCGATCGAGTACTGGTACGGGATTCGCTGTTGATTTCGTTGAGGTCGTCGGCAATCAATAGACAAGTAATTCCACACTTCTCCACTCTGCGCGAATCGTCTACCGGATTGAAATAAAGGTAATCGTTCAGGATTCGCATCGCCAACGCAACGGTCTGGGGTTCTCGACGAAACTGCTTACCGATTTCAACTATCGATTGGCACGCGGAAGAAAAGAATTCCGACGGGTTGGCGACCCTTGGAAACAACGCTTCTACTCTGTTCATTCTGTTCATTTTTCGATCGAAAAATTAGGAATACTCTGAAAGTCGGGAAAGAATTTCTTCGGGTGAGATCCTTTCTGAAGGGTCTATTTTCAACATGTCCAAGAGGACGTTTCGGAACGGCACGTCGGAGACGCAACTCAAAGGGGTTCTGGCCGTCAAGACTTGGTTGATTTTCGCGAGGGTTCCTTCTTCCGTTCCCTCGAAAAACGGCATGATCCTCGTTTCCATCTCGGCGAAAACGCACCCCAACGACCAAACGTCAATTTCGAACGAATAGTTGGTTGTCTTCGGGTTCAACAGCTCGGGTGGTCGGTTGTAGAGGGTTACGACGACTCGTTCCCGTTCTTCGTCTGCGATCGCGTACAAAGAAGACCCGAAGTCCGACAGTTTTGCGGTTCCGTCGACGACGATGATGTTTTGTGATTTCACGTCACGGTGGATGATGCCATGGGAGTGAAGGTAATTTAGTCCACGGCAAAGGTCATAATTGTACTTTCTCCTTTCTTCCAAAGGACGCGGGTTCAACAAGTTGTTTCCCTTGACGTACGTCAACAGCCACAACGACGGGTTGAGTTCCGGTCGCAAAATGTCGAACAACGACTGGCCGATTTCCAAGTACAACTCCATTTCCCCAACTTCGAGGGACTTCAGTTCGAGGGAAATCACGTTCTTGTGTGAGTAAGTCGAAAGGATGGAAAGTTCGGTCAACGAAGTCTCTCTAACTCGTTGGTGTTTCAAGGCCAACGGTTTCCCGCTTTTCTCGACTAAGTAGACGGGACCGGAGTGTCCGTGTCCAAGAGTCCTCACTATTGTGTATTGTCCTGGTTTGACAAAGAACGGTTCCGTCCTTACTAAATTGGGAGAAGTGGAATAAGTCTTTTCTTGTGTTTTCTCTTCCGACCTCAGGGCGAGGGACTTTTTGAGACGATCCTTCAACCACTTACCAACCAACGGGGAGTCGTGAAAGATCCGAAGGTGGGTTCGTTCTCGCTCGGTTACCGCCTGACAAAGCCCGACGACTTCGAGTACGTCGTAGTCAAAGTACTCGGGGAAAAACGAGTAAAGGATGAGGCCGGTTTCCCGTTCGACGGTGGTTTTCAAAACGTCCAACGCCGTCGGGGGTCGTATTCTCCCACTAAGAGCCTTGACGATGCGAACCTTGAACTCTTCGATGGTTTCTTCAGAAAAACCCCGTTTGCAAAGGTCGACGTACTGGTCGGGGTCGGCGACGTAGATTTCGTTCAGGCTGTCGGCCAGGGATAGGCAGGCAAGACCGTACCCCTGGAGTTCGTTCTTGTCGGGAGTTTCCCGGCAAAGGTAATCGTTCAAGAGACGAAAAGTCAGGGAAATGGTTGTTGGTTTACGGTCGTAAACCAACCCAACTTCCAAGAGCCAGACGGAAATCATCCTCAAGACCCTCAAGTCGTACCCGTTCGCACGGCAAGAAAACAACGGTTCGATTCTTTCTACTATATCCATTTGATTTTTACTCTTCGATCGAAGGGTTGGTTACAACAAGAACCCACGTTGAACGACGACGGAAAGGAGGGGTTCGTAGTCCGACTTGATCGCCAACTTGCAGATCTCATTGTCAAGTTCGTATTCCTTTTCCATGTGGTCGCTGACCGACCAGCACAACAGGGTGGCCACTTGAAGTTTGTTCTTGAACCGTTTCCTTTTCAACGTCCAAATGATCGTCTCTTTTATTAGGTGTGTGTCGACGAATTTCAACGCCCACTTCAGGACGTCGTGTTCGCCCGTTCTGATCGCAATCTTCAGGCAATTCGAAGAAGCCACGTATTTTAAGTTTCGTTCTAGTTGGGAGACAAACATCTTGGGGTCGGCCGGCAAGTTCCGTCCCGTGTAAATTAGACTCATCTTCGACCACCTCACGACCCTGGATTCGAAGAGGTTGTACGAACTCTCCCCCATTAACCTCGTCTCGTGGAACCAGCACGTCAACGTCGGGTTGCTTTCAAGACAAACCCTGTAGACGGAATCGAGAACGTTCTGCGTAAGTTTACACCCTTGGAAGTAGCAAAAATAAAAGAACTCGTCTTTTTCCCAAGTTAAGTTGCACAGGAAGATCTCCGTCTCCCGTTCGGTAAGCCCCGTAAGCCACTCGCAAAATACCCTCATCTTCTGGTTCCGCTTGACGTACCCGCACCTTACAAATGCTTCAAACATTTCATTGCGAAGCATTTACTTCGATCGAAGTAAGTTAAAAAACCAAAGTAGAGACGTACGTTTTCACGTACCGTTTTTCGGTGTCACAGTCCATCGAATAATTGTAGAAGAAGACCGGTCCGATGGAGAACGGCGGTTCTTGCACTTTCTTCCACTGGACAGTGGTGTTTCTCGGAACGTTGAGTTTCATGGATGACGTTCGAGAGACCCGGAATGAGACGCCATACGGAAACAAGACTTCTGCTTCGTCGGGGTACGCCGAAAGCAAAGGGGACAAGAACAAAACCCTCGACCCCTTCGGTACGGTGATTTCGTGCATACAACACAAACCGCCGGGAGGTAAGAAGATGGAGTAGTTCGTGTCGATCCTGTAGGAAGTCGAATTGAAGGGGCGTTGGTAGACGTCGCCAACTTTGAGGGAGGGGTACGGAGATGACGCCTTGTAGACCTTGAACGTGCCTTGCGTTGGGGGAGCCCCCTTGATGATCCTTTGGAGGTGTTTTGCGTACAAGTCAAGGAACGCAAGTCGGTCGACGCTCGGTCCCTTGAAGAACGGACGGAACTTCGGCGGGAGTTTGTACCCCTTTCCCTTCGTCACTTGGTTGTACGTCATCATTATCCGTTGAAACCAAACGAACAAGTCTTCCTTGTCGAGCATTCCAAGGAGGTACGAGTTGACTGTTCCCGATCCCAACGTATACGACCAAATCACAAACCTGTCCCAGTCGGACAACGCCATTTGGTACCGTTCGTGTGCCAACCTCGTGCCGTTAAGTTCCCGGCTTAATTCCATTTACTCCGTTAAAAAAATGGAGTACACGTTGGAGTTCCTCGAAGGACTCGAAGAAGGAGAACTCGAAAAAATCCGGGACGCTCTTTCGTTGGACTCAAAGAACGGCGTCTTCGAAGTGTTCTTGGCCCTCGTTAACCTTGGCGTTGCCCGTCCTATTGAAGATGAGATATTAAAATTGTATTCGAAGAACGACGAAGAGTTGGCCGACCTTCTCTCCCTCAAGGGGTTCGAGAGGGAACGGATTGGGGAGATGACGAAATTAGAAGCATGCCAACTTTTGTGCTCAACCCGGAAAATGCAAAAACAAGTTTCGTTGGATGATTTGCGTGTCCTGCTTAACCTCTCCTGGATTGGCGTGAGAGTTCCCAAACTAACCAATTACTCCGACGGAATCGCAACGTTCGAAGTACCCGAACTCTTTCCCCTCGAAGAAGTCGACGAAGAAACCAGAACGAGTCAAATCGAAACCCTTCGGGAAACGCTCTTCGAACGCGGGTTGGGGTTCGACGATGAGTTCGACGACTTTTCCTTCGACAAGGACGGAAACGTTTGGGTGACGGACAACTGGCAAAAGATTTGTGAGGAAAGGAGACTAGTCCCAACCCAAAAGTTGGAATCAGACGACTCAAGTTGTGAAATCATCGACTACTAGTTCATTCGACCGAATGAAAATGTACGCCAACGTTACCCTTGCTTCCCGAGAAGGCTTGCCCATTCACCCAAACGACAGGGTCCACCTACGAGTACATTTTCTTAGGCGAAGGAAGTGTACACTTCCTTCGCCGTTAGAATCGGGAAAGAATCATCGAACCTCGAACTCGTCCCACGCAGTTGGTTTGATCCCGCCGAAGCGGCCCGTTACTTCTTCGACTTGTCGGGCTACCTTTCTTCAAGGAGATGTGTTTTGTGGACGCCTGCGCAGCGTTCGTTCGGGGCGAATTTGTGCGTTCCCAAGACAAATCCATCTTCGAAGTCCTCTCGAGCCAACGCGACTACTTCACCCCACTTAATATGGACGTGAAATTCGTCGCACCTTCGCCGAATGACCTCGCCGACGACAAGAAAACCAGGCTCGTTGAAGCTCTCGAATTCATACGAGAGAGAATTTTTCCGTCTAGTCGTCGAAACGAGGCGTTGGAAAAGTACTTGGACGGGTTCAAGGGGAACTCTCCCGTCGAAGGTTGACGTTCTCCTCGAGGAGTTGTTCAAGACGGACAGGGACGCAATCTTCAAAGTTTTCTTTCGGATCTTTGGGTCGTCCGCCGTCGGGGAAACGACGAAAATGGCCATCCTTGAGAAGGCCGTGAGGAACGAAAGCATTTGTCAACGCGTTTACCGGGTTGCCGGACTTAGGCGGAGCATCGAAGTTTGGAGACGGGACAAATCCTTGCAAAAACCCGAAATAACGAAGAAGGGACTCGTCCAACTTTTCGAAGAGAACCCCGAGTTCGTGCGTAACTCGTTGTTGTAATTCGTTCGGTCGAATGAATAAAACGAAAAATGAACTATACGATTACCATCGTCGCCCCGTCGGTCAGGTTTCCCGTTTCGGTTCCATTCGAATCCCAAACACCCGACATCGTGTGTTCCGTGTATCAACTCCTCGCCCTGAAACTTGGCGTTCCCGTTTACAAGTTGGTTTCCAACGCGGTCCTTTCCATCAACGGAAGAATGGTAAGCTCGACGGACAAATTCGAAGAAGGTAAAGTCGTCAACGTCGTACCAACGTGGTTCTTCCTGCATCCCGAACTAGTCAACTACTACAATTATCTGGCGAACGCACCGTACCAAACGGACTTGTCGCTACGAACGATGGCTTGGAAACGGTACGAAAAATTGTTGGGTTAAATCATTCGATCGAATGAATTTATTTTTTATCAAGTTCCCTTTTCACGCGGGGTGTCACGACCGCTCCGGACGCAAACAAGTGGGAAACGAGGAAGTTGTGGTTTCTCTTGATGGCTTCCAGGAGGCCGACTTCGTACACGACATGTCTAACCTTCAAGCACTCCATGACGATGGGAACGGAACCGATACAGCAGGCCTCGATGAAGCACGTCTTCACGTTGAGAAGTTTTCGAACTTGAACGCAACGAAACATCATCAAGTCCCGGGCGGCGAATTTGGAGATTTTGACGGAGTATTCGTAGTCCCTTTCCTCGGGAATCGCAGAAAAGAACAACGGAACCAAGTGGTACCGTTTGTTCGTACAAATTTCTTCGAGGGAAGCGTCCCAAGACTGGGCTCCCAGGGAAACGGCGGCGACGAACCCCTCGGGGTCACCATGTCGGGAAAAGTAACGTAGGCAATCGTCGGGGTGGTGGTTGTCGAGACAACGTTTCGTCAGATATTTTCTATCGTAGACTTTTGCAAACTCCTCGAACGTCTCGACGGGTGGTATTTGTGCGGACTTGCAGAACGCTTCCAACGTCGCCTCGTCGTCGAGGTGTCGTCTGTAAGCAACGTTAAGGGAATACGCGGTGTACAGTGCTTCAAAATCGACTTCACGGTCCATGATTTTGATTGAAATGGAAACTTTGGTCGCTCTCTCGGTTGTAAAATACTACGTCCCCAGTTTTAGGGATAAGGTTGCCTTGTCTTCGACTTGTCGGCTCTTCTCTTCGTCTTACAACATAAGGAACAACTTATCGGTTGATCAAGAACGCGCGTTGAATTACTTGAAAACCAACACGGACCGTTTGGTTACCGTCAGTATGACGTCCCGTTCGGGGAAAAAGACCGTCGTCTGTTTGTACGCCGAATACCTCCTGTCGAAGTACGAGAACTTTTTCGTCTACAACTTCGACAAGAAACCGTACACGAGGACTCTCGAAAAACTCGATTTGATTCTTGAAGACAAGATCGTAAGCAATCTGTCGCGCATCCCAAGTGGACACTTGGAGAACTCGACGGTCATCTTTGATTGTTCCCAATACTTGTCGCCTTACGCGAAAAAACAAGCGGAAACCATGTACTCGGAACTCTCCGTTCGTTGTAAACGTCTTGTGTTAATCCAAAACGAGGAGCACCAAATCCAAAAGGGAGTGTCCTTTTGTTCTAGTTTTGGTCCCGACGAAACTTGTCCGTCCTTGTTTCGCATCGTCAGCTGCAACAACAAGGAACTCTTTAGCCACTCCTCGAAACCTTGCAACAAATTAAGGATACTAAAGAACCTCGTTGGAAGGGGCCAACAGCTTTCAACGTTCCCATACTACACTTGCAACTTGGAGACGTTCGAACCGGACGAGGACCTCGCGACGGGACGGGACTTCGACTCAATCCAAGCGTCGAAAAACGTTTCCGTCTACTATTCCTTGAAGGAAGCGAAGGAGACGAACGACCTCGTCGACTACTGTTGCAAGAAGGGAATCCACGTCTCCAACGTGAACTCCAAGTCGGGCGTCGTCGTCAAGAAGACCGACCGAGTCGTCGTAATCTTCGACAAGAAACGAAGTACGAGTTCAACTGGAAAGTACAACATGTACTCAAACATTCGCGTTCTCGTCGACACCATTCGGGAACGTTCCCTTTGGTCGGGGAAAAAGTCGTTCACAATCGTGATTGACACGTGTCGTTCGGAAGAAATGACGTTCGCCATGTCGTTGTTGACTTCGAGAAGGAAACAGTCGGACCTCCGAAAGTCGTCGGGGGCAAGGACTCCGGGATTTTCCCCGGGCGTCCGCATGAACCAGGGGAGTCTTTGTTCTTTGGAAACCGTCTTCTCGTCCCTCTATGTTTCCCGGAAGTTGTTCCAGGACAAACGGAAGGATGGGTTCTATCCGTGTCATTCGTGCACTTTCTTCGTCTACGACGGCGTTCTCTCCGTCTTTCGGAAGAAGGGGGAACAGGACAAGTGGTTCGACCAAATCAAGTACGAACTCGAAAGAGAACGAAGTTTTTTAGAGTGGTAAATGGACTCGTCTTACGTCGACCACTTGATCAGCAATTCTTCGTTCGGAGAATCCTTAGGGAGAACGGCCATTCGGATATCCGTGTTGGAAGCGAGTCCAAATACTCCTTCTTGACGGTACGTCACGACCACTCCCAAAACAAATCAGGAATTGTTTTTATCAAGTAAACCAATGGACCGTACATCGATCGATGAGCTTATTGAACGCGGCGACCTCCAAGAAATCGAGGGAGTCTACGTCGTAAGGAAGACCATGAGAGAAAGAGGTTACTTCGAGAAAGAACTCCAACGTAGTCTCCCAGAACTCGCCCGTAAAAACAACCTCGAAGAACGGGTAACGTTCAAGGAACTCATCTCTGATTACAACGATTTGACTTCTCCCCTCTACGATTTGGACGTTGTTGACGGGTACGTTGTCGTTCCCGTCGGACGGTCCGTCCCGTACGACTACGGACAGTTCAAGTTCTTGATGCAAAGATCTTACCTGAAGGGATTCAAAGTCGTTCCCTTCCGGAAGGGACCGAACGGATTTCAACACACCAAAAAGAAGTCTCCCTTGACGGTAACCAAGGACGGAAAGTACTTTGAGAAACAGTGTGACGGAGATTGCGACGACCTTTTGCACGATTACTTCTCCCGATACAAGAAATCAGAACGAGGATTGGTTAAGAAACTCGTTCCCGAATATTTCCTTAACAGAGTCTTGGGGTTGTTGGGAACGGAAGATTCCATCGTCCTCCTCAACAACGTCGACGCAAAACGGTCCGTGATCTTGGAAGGAAGTCTCGATTACGTCAACGTTGTGTTTCTCGTGGGAGACAGAATCTTGAGTGAAGTCCTCGTCACCGAGGACGGCCACGAAACCGAACGCAAGTTGTACGACGCGTTGGAATTGTTACTTGAAGGTGAAACCTTGTACAAGTACACAATTGTGGACGATTACGTTATCGTCCCGGCAGACGGTTATGTTCGGTTCCATTTCGACGAGTTCGCCGACCTTCTTGAAAAGTCGGACTTGAAGGGATTGAAAGTTGCTCCTTTCAAAATGGGTCCGAATGGAATGGAAAGAATCCGCGGACCAACCCTTGCGACCGTAGAACGAGGACAAAAACGTGTGCCCAAATCGTTGGGAAAATACTTTAACCCAAACAAACAGTCGAGGGGGATCGTCGAAAAGTTTGACCCGGATACCTTCGTTTCGAGCGTTTTTTCCGATCAAATCCTCATGGGTTCAACTGCGTATCTCGTCGATGCCGACTCCCACCGTTCCATCATCGTTCAAACCGACGATTACACACAAATCCTCTTTTTCGAAGACGACGAATTGGTGTATAGAAAACACGTTGAACAGAGGGATTATCGCCCCGAAGAATCCCCCGAAGAAAGGGATGAAAGGGAAAGGAAGTTCCTCATGTACGAATTGCTAGAAGACGAAGATTTCTTTTTCTATTTCGATTCCTTCTCAAATCATGTCAACTAAATGAACCGAGATTACGTTCAACACTTGATCGCCAACTCTTCGATCGAAGAGCTATTGGAATTTTACAAGATTCGGTCGGCCTTCGGGAAGGAGACGATGGCCTTCTTCGAGAGAGAACTAACCGACAACTTGAACTACGTCTCAGTTAGACATGGACTCTCACGGAAATTTGGTTCGTTCCGAGAACTGGTCGAGTACGTCGAAGGGTTCCGAAAGTTGTCTGTGATAGATGGGTTCGTTTGTGTTCTCGAAGGGGAAACCGTTCCGTATTCTTTGAACGATTGGAATAGTTTGATAATTACGAATGGTCTAAAGGGAGGAAAAGTTGTCACTCTCCGTGGTCCAAACCGGAACCTTGAAGAAGACGACGTCGATTTGAACGGATCCGTCCCAGAAACTCGGATCCTTCCCGTAAGGTTCGAGTCGTTCTACGAAGACATTTCGCAAGACTTGGAGAAGTACGGTTCCGTCGTCTACCTTCAAGGGGAGACCGTCTTCTCGTTCAGGAGGACGGAAATGAGACTCCTGTTCTGTAAGAAACAAAAGCAAAGGAGGTATGCCGTCTGGGCAACTACTTGGGGGTATGGAACAAGGAAAGTCTTCTTCCACCTCAATTGGCAATCGTATAGAAAGTTGGACCAGGAGAGGAGAACGTTGATGATTTGGGAACTGATCAGAAAGTACGTCTACTGGCACGAAGCCAAGAACATCAGACCTTAGAAACACTTCGACCGAAGTATTTTTCTAATCGACGTGTTGCTCGAACGGACCCCTTCCCACGACTCGGATTCTTCCCACAAGGTTCCGTCCTCCACGTTCAAGGGGAGACGGTCTTCGCCTTCGACTGGGAAAAGTACCGTTAGTCGAACAACAAACCCTGAATGTTTTTTGAGTTGATTGGACCCACTTTCTTCTTCTAATTGGCTTAGTAAATGAACCCCGACTACGTCGATTACTTGATTCACAACGCTTCGATCGAAGAGTTATTGATATTTTATAAAATAAAATACGTATTTGGAAGGACCGTTGCCGACTACATTGCAAGAAGGAACGGGTTCAAGAGGAAGTTTTCGTCGTTCCGACAACTCGTCGAGTACGTGGACCGTCTAAAGAAGTTCCCGGTGTTTCACGGGAGGGTCGCCTTTTCAAGGGAAGAAAAAATCCCCTTCTCCATCGACGAAATCGTACCCCTCCTCAGGGCAAACGGACTGAGGGGACTGGTAACATTCCCCGTCCAAAAGTCGGGACCCAACCTTCGTCCTGTTTGAGCCACAAGACGATGTTCACGATGAAACCGACGAGAACGACCCTGAAGTCAGGTCGTTCTTCGATGAGAACTCACCCCCGTCCAAATGGAAAGTTGCGGCCCACACGGACAACGAGTACTTGGACATCGCCTCGGACTTACGAAGGAACGAAAAGATTCTATACCTCTCCGAATTTGAAGTTCAAAATTACGACTTACCCTTGTTTCACGTTGACCTCATAGAAGCCGACGAGAGGGGGTTCTCTCGAACGCAATCAACTTACGACAACTGGGGTTTTGTCCGTCCCCGATTTGCCTTCTACTTGAACGAACGACATTACAACTTGGACTGGGAGACCTACGACTCTTTATCCCTCCCCCTCAAAGAAATTGAGATTACCGACCTTCTCGAAGAAGAAGATAGTGACGAAGAGTTCGGACAAGCGTAAGTAAATGGACTCTTACATTGAATACTTGGTTAACCGCTCCTCGATCGAAGAGTTATTGGATTTTATAAAATTAAATATGTATTTGGAAGGGATGTCGCCGAGTACTTCGAATGCCAACTGGAAGGCAACTTGAATTTGATCGCAAGGAAGAACGGATTGGAAAGGAAGTTTCTAGTTTCAAAGAGTTGGTAGGACACGTCAACACTTTTCGTTGGCTTTCCAGGGAGAACGGCTACGTTCTCATCGTTCTCTGTCGGACGTTTGGTACGAAAGGTTTGGTCGTCGTTCCGACCACGAAAAAACAAGGGAAGGGATACAGGACGGCAATCCCTTACTCCGAACCGAAAAGACCGAGTTTGAAAATAGACGTACACGAAAACAAAAGTTCTGTACACTTTGTTCGCGCCGGAGCACTACGAAGACACTTTCAAACCGGAAACTTGGAACAATCCCATTGCCACGTTCGAACGGAACACCTCCGAGGGCCTGAAAGAAGTCGATTCAATCTCCTAACCCTCATCAGGGAATTTGTGACGAACGACTTCTTCAAGAGACTTCACTCCGACTTGAAGAAGAGTTCCGTCAATACGCGTCCGCCGTCACTGACTGGGGGTTCAGGTTCTCGTACGAGCACATTCGTTTGAAAATGTACGACTGGGGAGAAGATTGGGTGTCCCGCGACGAACAAGAGGAAATCGAATTGGACTGGGACTTCTACAACACCCTCTCTCCCGAAGAACAAATCTCGTGACGGAAAGAGTGCAACTCGACGTTGAGTCCTGGTACGGCTTCGTCCGCCTTCCCAGATCGAATCGCTCCGTCATGGTTGTCGACGAAGAGGACGAACGAGACGAACTTATGTATTCGAAGAAAGTAAAAAAAGGGGCTACATTTTTTACGAAATTCCAAATAGAAAGTAGGTTAGTTTACCGGTCGGTAAATGGAACGAAATTCTCGAAGGAGCACAAACAGGATCGTTGATACTAATAAGTTCACGTTAACCGTAGGTTCTCAGAAACCGAGGGTAGATCCAAGATATGAGAACAAAATGAACAATCTAAGCAGTGCAATCAAGAAGTACACTGGAAACTCGAATAAATCGAAGTATTAAGTTTTGTCGATCGACAATACTTACTTGAAGAAGAGGAAGTAGTGGCTTACGTCATGTTCGGGAACGTTTGGGTCTTCGAACTCGTCGTTGAAGTAGCCCAAGAAGTTGGCGTACCTTCCATCGTACATTGTCTCAAGGTCGTGCAAGAATTTTTGGTTGAAGTCTTGAAGGAGGACGTCGTAGGAAAAGGTCTTGTAGAGGACTCGACCCAACACGAGTTTGACGAGAGCGTACAAAACCAAATCGCCAGTAATGACGTTGGCAAGTTTTGGGTACTCTCGGGAGAGTTCTTGTCTTAACTTTCTAATTCTTTCGCTCAGAGAGTCTTCGGAAGATCCAAGGAGAGTATCAGAGAGAAGCTTGTGGGGCATGTTGAATGCAAGTTGGAAGTTGGTGTTGACGAAGTTTCTGACGGTCTTTGGCGTTAATCCGCCATCGCTCAGGATTTCGTAGACTTGGTCGTACCACACATCAAACTTGCCGTGGAGTTCGTAGTTGGTATGTGGTCCCTTTGACGTGTGCTTGTACCCGTCGCGCATTTGGGCGGTGACGGCGAGAACTTCGTGATCCAAATATGGGGTTGGGTTGATGAAGTCCAAGGTTGGGTGGTCGACGGGTTCGGGACAACAATTTCGTTCCTGACCTGACAACAAAGTCTTCTTCTTGAGGGTTGCGGAAGAAGGAGAGTTGACGGGTCCTCTGTTGACGCCTTCTTGTTCCAACGACAACGTAACGGAGACCGGGGGGAGGTCGAAGTTCCAGTGGCCCGCCTCGTCCCCTTGGAACTGCAAGACCAAAACGATGGTCTTGCCCGCCAACGAAGAGTTTCCCTTCAAGTCGACGTGAAGTCTTGCGGTGATCGTTCCGTTCCCTTCGTCTCTTGAAAGGAGTTCGGTAGTCAAATTAATGAAAACTCCCCCTTCGACTAGTTCTGCGTTAAGTTGTCCGTTCGGGTTCTCAGGAGTTGGGTAGGAATAAGTGGAGTTGAGGGAAGAACGGATCGCCGCGACGTCCCCGTTGCACTGGTCCGCACTGTCACCCACACAACAAGTAGCACATTCGGCCACCAACAAAACCATCGACTTCTTGTCTTCGGTTTGTTCGGTGGTGAATTGAAGTTGGGTCGACCCGGCGTCATTAAGGGCGACAACCCTTCCGTCGTTGAGATTGTACTCGTTAAGTAGTGTGGTCATTTAGCTAAATGGAAATTTTTTCGAAAAAATACCGAATCGGCGGACAGGGAATCCCCATTTTGTGCGACTTGTTCGTCAAATTCTCGCAAAAAAATTTCTTTCATTTAGGGGAAAAACTTTCAGACTACCTACCCTTGGTCCCTGGTTCCGACGAGATAATTTTGGACATGCTTCCAAACATGACGACGAACCTTTCGTGTTACACTACTGAAATCGACTCGGAGATTCTCTCCAATCCTTACCGTGTCTGGAAAAGGGAGGAGCTGTTGGATTTAATTTATTCCTCCCATCCCTACGATTTCCCCCAGGGCGACCGGTTCAACTACTCCGCCCACATGACGAATTGCGTCCTCATGGCGGAAATCCTCGAGTCGACGACGCGGACTCCAATCCAAGAATTGTCCAAAGAATTACTAAGGAAATATAGTTTAACCAACACTTACTACTCCCTCGAACCGTTCTCCGACGATGAAGACGTGATCCGGTGCCATACGAACGCAAGGGGCGACTGGGAGGAAAGTACGTTCTGGAACCCATCTTGGGCGGGGGATGCGGCTGGTTACGTCTCAACCCCCGACGACATGCTCAAATTCTCGGAAAGGCTAGTAAGGACGAAGAAGTCGAATTACAATTACGGGGTCGCGTCGGGAAGGTTCTGCGAAGGCGACTTCTTTTGCAACGAAGCCCTTCTTGGATACGTTGGAACGACCTTACACGTTCCGTCTAGGGGAATACGACTCGTCCTCCTCTCGAATTACCACGACGTTAATTTTTAACTTTTCGATCGGAAAGTAAATGGAACAAGTCTGGAACGAAAGTAAGTCCTTCGAAGACGCCGTCGTCAACGCCTATTCCTTTGGAATCAAGACCAATTCGAGGGGAGAAACCATCGAGAAGATCGAACAGTTGGCAAAGGACCGGTGGAGGGAAGTGAAGAAATACGTTCCCCCTGCGTCCTATTCGTCCGCTTTTGAAGGGTGTCAAACCGACGATTACGGAACCATCATCGACCCAATTTCGTTGGAGGAGATTCCCGAAGAGAAGTTGATATCGTTCGAAGAGAACGGAAAGAAGTGGTGTTTCAACATTGAGTCTTTGTTTGAGTATACGGAACGGGGACGGTTCATTAATCCCATGACCAGGAATCCGTTGTCCGATGAAGTCACGAAGCAAATCAAAAAGTACAAGGAAGAAGAAAGAGAAATCGTCGTGACCGTAAGGTTCGACAAGGAGTTCATGAGAGAATATGAATTTGAGATGAAGTTCATCAGGGGGTTTTCCTACGCCGAGTTGATAGTTGAGATTTTCCGCGTCTGGAACATTGCCCATCAGTCGTCGTCGCCGGAATTGTTCGCCAGACACGTCGTTTTCATAGGGGGAGCCCCGGTGCGAGAAATGGAAAAGGAGGTTGAGGAATCAATAGAAGTCGTCATTCACGACGTATACGACGTTAACGTCGAAGACGCGATCACGTACTATTCTAATTTGGCCAACGCCTTGGAAAAGAGACCGTCCCTCGAAACTTTCCACATCTTTGCCGTGGACACGTATCATAGACTCTTCTCAAAATTGTCATTCGTGAAATCGACCAAAGTCCTGAATGGATCGGGTCACATCTATTGGATCATGAGTCCGGAAAGGAGCCGAAACCCGTTCTCATTCTTCAAGTCCGTGGAAGACTACTTTAGACCCTTAGACGATTTCTCAGGACGTTGGGTTTCCACGAGAATCACCGAAATTAGGTTGGACGATTACGTTGAACCCCCAATTCCCTCCGACGAAAGTCTTCTAGGTAAGAGGGTTGAAGTTCTTCGACTTTTTTCTCTGATTCGTCTTTCTCTCATTGCGGAGTTGATTAGGACGAAGAATCTCGTTCGACTGAAGAAAGAATTGGGGAGGTTGAAAGAAATTAACTTGGACCTTGCGAACGACCTCGTCGACATGTTTTCACCGGAGGTTGCGTACGGACTCCTCAAAAGGAAGATTCGCCCTTGGAGAGCAAAGAGAATAGAAAACCCCGAGTTCAAACGAACCAAGTATTATTACATGTTGCTCGGGGAAACGGAGGAAACGGGAATTCACATGGAAGAGTTCGTTCGTGACGGGTCGCTCCCCTCCAACTCCAAGGAATTGACTCGAGTGATCGCCCTCCTGAACTCCGTTTCTTTATTCAAGAAGAATAGGGACAAGATCGACTACCCCGTTCTCTACGAGTACATCTCCGAGAACGATCTCGACGAAATTGCGGACCTCCTTCCCGAAAAAAGACGGGTAGAACTCCTGTTTCTCCGTGGAAAATTCTCTGGTCTTCCCCGGGAGAAACTGATACGTTATTATTTGGATTACGAAAAAACCAACCCCGAGGCCTTGGCCTTGGAAGGTTTCCAAGAAATCCTAGGAGATCCGGAAAATCCCTTACCTCCCAATGAGACGTACGAATTGATAATGAAAGTTAGAAACGAAATCGTTTTCGTTGGATCGGTAATGGGACTTGCCGAGTTCGTCTTCCTCCAAAAAGAAGAAGAAGTGGAGCTTACCCATCTTCCCGTTCTACTTCGTCTGGCCAAGGAAAATCCTCGCGTCGCCGAGTCCGCCCTCAAAACCGATTTTTCTACGTATCCCGAACTAGTCCAGGACCTGTACCAAGTGATCGGCCTAAGAAAGAGTTTCGAATTCTACCATTCCATAGACAACCTCCCACGTCCCAGAGTTACCCGAACCAGCCTTGGTGAACTCTTCGACGAAGACCCGGAGTTCTTCCAGACCAACTTCGAATACAAAAGAACCCTGAACTAATCGTTTGATCGATCGATCAAAACTAGATGATGGTCTCCAAGTACGCGACAATCCTCTCGGACCTTTTGGTTGGTCGTTGGAGAACGTCCCGGACGTACCATTGGTAGGTGCCCAACGCTTCTTCGGCTAGTCCGAGTTCGTCGAGCCAACCGACGACGGTTTTCAACCTTCCCTTTTCGTCGGCCGTCTCCAGGATGACGGGGTACAAAAGTTGTTCGTTCTCGTACTCCCTTAGGAATCGTTTGAACGCTTGGTACGTTCCCCGTTTGACGACGTACGACATTGCGTAGACCCAATCGAACTCCGCTTGGCAGTCGAAGAACTGTTCCTCAATGTACCCAACCAAAAGGATGAGGTTGTCGGGTTTGACGTCCTTCCTTACGTTTTGCTTGAAGAGTCCCTTCACGTATTCGAAGGCATCCTCGCAGCCCAAGTCCTCGGTCTCTTGCTCGATACTCGTCCTAATTCGGTGCCAGGAAGTCATTTACTTTCGAAAAATATCGAACGATATTTTAGTCTATCCAGTGTCCGTTTTTTACTAGGTATTTGATGGTCGGAATGTCTTTGTTTTCGATTGAAGTTTTTAAAAGGTTGTTTCCTTTGTTTTTCGTTCTCGTCTCGAATTTCTTACCCGAGATTAGGGAGTCGACGATGCCGTATTCGCCCCTCTTGAGTAACCAAAAGATGCCTTGTTTCCAGTCCGGGAGTTCTTCGGCCGACATTTTACGTTCGTGGACCGCACCGAAAACGTAAAATCAAACATGCAAAAGCAAGAAATTTTCGAGTTGTATAACGAAGAGATTCAACGGGGTTGCACGAGGGGTGAGGCGATCGAACGCATTCTTCCAAAAGTCGGTCAGAACTGGCGTCTTATCAAGGATGCGATTCCCGACTACGAGGAGGACGACCCGAGAAGGGGTTGTCAGTCGGACGATTACGGCGTCGTCATCGACCCCATTTCTCTCGAGGAAATACCCGACGACAAGTTGATCCACTTCGAACAAAATGGAAAGAGGTGGTGTTTCAACGTCGAAACCCTCGCCAAATACGTGAGGGAAGGGAAACCCGAGAACCCCGTAACCAGGGACCTCCTTCCGGAGACCGTCTTGTCTCAAATCGAAGATCACAACTCCCACCTCAAAGTGCAAGTCGTCTTCGCGTTCCCTTCGGTGGACTGCGTTTTCGAGACGTACTTTTACAAAGGGGAACCAATAGGACGGGTCTTGTTTTCGGCGTTCATTTTGTACTCGTTGTCGGCAGACGTTTCCATCGACAAGGTCATACGAAAGTACGGTCTCGTCGGGAATTTCGAAGAACGGGTGGAAAGGACAAGTGTGTTTCGTTTTTACCCGTTGAAGTCATTGTCTCCCTCGGTTCGACTCAAGTATTTGTTTTCGTTCTGCAAAGTGATCCCCGAGAACCTGTCGTACCACCAAGCGACCGTTAAGACCGCCGTCATCAAGACGTTGTCGACGTTGTCCCTTTTCGAGGGGACGAAGTGCCTGACGGAAATCAACGGGTTACCCCACGCCCTGATCGCGTACCCCGGGTTCTCCCAAATGATCAAGTCGTTCCGGACGGTTGCGGACTACTTCAAACCGTTGATCATCGCCTTCCCCTTGATTTCAACGTTCGAAATGCTGGACTACGTGGAATTCCTTTCAACTTACTCCCACCCCTCAGACCTCTTCACCAGGGCATCCAATTCGGTACTCCAAGAACAGCAAAACCAACTCAAGGAAGTCCTTACGAGGACGTTTTCAACTTGCTTTGACTTTGGTATCCAGGATAGGAATTTCGCCGTGACGAAGCGGTCCGTTTCCCTCCTCCTTCCGATTGGAACGATAAAACTCACGAAAGAAGTCCTCGACTGTCTCCTGGAATCGTTTACCCCCGAACAGGCGTACGAAATCCTCGTCCCAACGAAACCCATCCCCTCTTCCGTCCGCGTCGTACCCAAATCATTTGCTCTGCACTACTGCGACTTAGTTGGAATTCCCAGTGCCTTCTCTTCCGTGTTCCTTGGCGAACAAAAAGAGATAAAGTCCAGTGCCATTCAAGCCAAAGTCGTGGCCGTTACGGCAAGACGGGATTTGTACGAAAAATACAAGACGACCCTCGACAAGACCGTCCTTTTCCAACAAATTATACACGACGAAGAAGAAGATGTCCTCTCCATCCTCGACGATGACGACAGGGCTCTCGCCACCCTGGTGACGGGATTTCCCGCTGTCGTTAGAAAAGAATCCCTCGAAAAGTGTTTGGATGGACTCCTTCTCCAGAACAAGTACGTACTACGTTCCGGAGGGTTCCAGTTGGCTCACAAACTACTCGGCAAGTCGTACATCACGAATTACTTCAGAAAGGCTCTACAAACGGACGACCCAAAAATCCTGTCTGGTCTCCTCGAAGCAATTTGCCTGGAATCCGACTTCAGCGAGGACGATGCTTTCAGCGAGGACGATGCTTTCAGCGAGGACGATGC